AAGCGTCGTGCGCACCGAAGCGCTCGGCGCTTTCTCATCCATCGCTTCCGCGATCACATCGGGAAGTTCGTCGAGCCGGTCGGACTGGCCTTCATCGCCGAGGAAGTGCAGCGCGCCGAAGCCTTGGCCTTTCGGCAGGGTCTCGATCCAGCGCGTGACGTCGTTCCAGCCTTTGTTTGTAGCCACCTGGATGGCTTCGCCGTTGTCAAGGATCGCCTCGAAGCTCATCGTTTGCCCGCTCGTGCTGCCTTGGGAAGCTGCTCTTCGCGCATATCAATTAGCCGACTGAGCTCGGCGGTATCTTTGCACTTATACATGCTGCTGAGTCGATACTTTCCCACGCCCCGTTTGTAGTAAATTTCGTGGCCTGACCACGCCTCTTTGTTGCCGATGAACTTGCCCTTTTCGTCTTTGGCTCGATCGCGGTGGTCGAACACTACCGTATGGCCGACGTGCGGAGGCGGTCCCTTATCCGCCATCCAGTCATCTTTGAGGGCCAGGGCATGCTCTTTCATCCACACCCGATTGCCCGTGTCCGTGTTGCCCGAGTTGATTTTAGTTTTCACTTCGAGGCCGTTAAGCCGCCCCGCGCTCTTGCGAGTTACGTCGAACGGTTTGCAATCGTCGCTCTGCGTAGCATGGCCTTCCTGGATGCGCCGAGATCGGCCCTTGACGTATTCGCTGTTTAGCTTCTTCGCGAGTTTGGCTTCCTGCGCTTCGCCGTATCGCTGCTCGTCCTTGTTCGCCTTCTTGTAGTTGGCCTTGGCAATTTCGCTTTTAGAGCGGCCCTGGATCTCGCCCTCGCCCTCGGTGATAAACACCGGCCCGGCATCAGTCGTGATCCAGTGGCCCAGGGATCACTCCAGCTCTGTAAGGGTCAACTGAGGACCGATGGCCTTGAGGTAAGCAAGCTTGGCGGCGACTTTGCTCATGGCCTCTTCAATCGCTTCCTGGTTCTCTCTGAGCAGATCCTGCGTCACGTAGTCCTCTTCGCCGTTCGAGAACTCGCAAGCGTCGTAGGCAGCCTGGCAAGCCCCGTGAATCAAGCCCAGTCGTGAGAGCCACTCGGTAAGAGCCGGGGTCGGGTCGTCCTCGAGGCCTGGCATCTTGCCACCGAGTTGATAGATGCGATCGAGCAACGGGCGGCGTCGCTCGCGGGCCATGCTGCCGGCCTTGTGGAATTTGCCGGCGAGCTTGTCGAGCTCCACGTGCTCGAACCAGTGCTCTTCCAGGTGAGCCCAGGCGAAGAGCTGGTCCTCGAGGTCGTGAACCTCGGTGAGCGCCGCGATGAGTTTGGGAGCGCCGGTCAGAGGTGCTGTGTCGCTCACTCGGTCTCCTCACTCTCCGGGTCCGCTTCTTTGAGCGGCGTGTTGTCGTCGTCCACGTTTTGCATCGCCTGGGGGTGCATCTCGCCGGGGATGGCGCGATTCGGGAGCACCGCGGCCACTGCTGTTTCTTGCTCGGCTACTTTCTTGATCCGATCCAGGGCCTGATCTTCCGTGAGGCCGAACCGCTCTTCCGCGACGTTCACGCGGCTCTTGAGCCCTTGCTCCATTTCCCATTGATCCGCCGCGTCGCGCTCGGGTCCCGGTACGGGGATTCTTGGCTCTGGCCAGCTCAGCATTAATTTGAGGTTCTTCGCTGACTCCACCAGCGCGGGCTTGCTGTAGTGGTTGCCGATGCAGGTCAAGAGCGTCTTGGCAAACTCACATTCGCACCACTGATAGATGGGTCGCCGCTGCCTTGCCCGCGTGAGCAAGGGAAAGGCCCGGATGATGATCGAAATCCCGCTTGGGGCATCGCTGTAGTCGAGCCTGAGAGCCGTAGGGGGCAGGTCGATGGCTTCCGCGAGTTGGCCCATGAAATTCTGCACGTCGTTCCACACGCCATCGATGTTAAGCTCGGCCTGGAGGTACTTCGCATCGGGCGGACCCGGTGGCGCGTAGCCATCGCCGGTGTAGCCGGCCATCGCGGGGGTCAACCGAATGAATCGACCCGGGCCTACTTCCGGATTCATCTCCACCGAAACATTGAGGAACAGCCCGATGGGGTGGAGGTATTTCTTAATCAGTTCGGCTAACTCGCTGAGCTGATCGTTGATTCGCTTTTCGCCCTTGCGCAAAAAGGTGCCAAGGCTCGGTGTCCAGAAACGCCTCACAGGGGCTTCATAATGGATGAATCCGAACGGCAAAACCCCGTATGTATTGGGCTCGGCCGGGCCGTACTGGTAGGCGATGATCTCGGGGCGGTCTGTTTGGCCTGCTTTCTTCGTGAGGAAGGTGTAGACCTCGTCGTCAAACCAGAGCCGATACCGAGTCTGCTCGTCGTAGCGGTCCAGTGTGCAGACCGCGTACGGCTTCCGCTGGTCCCTCGGGTCGAGGAACACGGCATACTCTTCGCGCCCCCAAATCTGGACGTCGACGGGCTTATCCGGCAGCGTGCCGCCGCTGTCCTCGGTGGCCTTGATTTCGAGCGCGGCCACCATGTTCAAGGTCGACAATCTCTCAGCCTCGTTCATCACCGCGTCGATGTGGACTTGCTCGTACACCTCTTGGAGCAGGTCGTGGGCTGCTGCGTCATCGGCAATCGTGCGTTGCGGGCCCGGGTTGTAAGTGTGCTGGCAGAGGCGATTGATGGCCTGGCGGACGAAGCCCGACGTCCGCTTGGGCCGGCCCGCGTAGTCGAATTCCGTTTCCGCCTCACGGCGGGGCTCGAACCCCTCCGCGTTGAGGTCGTAAAACTCTTGATTCTCCGAGGCTTCCGCGAGGTCTGAGCGCTCATTGCGCAGACCTTTCTCCACCTCTTCGATAATGGCTTTCTTGTCGAGCGTCGGCCCGATGTGAGGCGAGCTCGGGAACGGAAAGAGGCGCGGGGTTTCAGCCACAGGCTACGATCTCTTCTTCTGATTGCCTGTAGGCTTCATCAAGCCAGCGCATCCAGGTGTCCCACATTTGCTCCTTGACGTCGCTTTTCGCCAGAAATGCTTCGACGGTGGGGCGCGGACATTGCCGGTATATCAGCTTGAATGTGATCTCAGGATCTCGGTTGGAAGAGCACATCAGACGCCCAGAATCAACCCCGGCGTTTGCTTCGCTTCGGCGATCCGCCGCTTGGAATGGAGCGACCGGGTCGGACTTGCACCGCCCTCTATCCGCTGGGTTGCGGATCGCATCGCTGTCAATGCTTCGGTTGCACGCTTGGGATACGGGATCGCGATGGCCTCAAGTATAGCCCGCAAATTGCTGTCGAGAGGCATTACGTATCGATGTTTGCCGGGCTTCCAGATGCGCTTCATCCACCGGGCTTTCGGCACTTTCCGCCACTGTCCGCCCATCCACGTGAAACCGTGCTCGTTTTCTGCAACTGATCGCGAATGCCAAAGCCGACCTGACCTACTGCGATAAATCCTACTGGGAGACGTTTCACCACAATAAATCCAGTGCCCCGCCTGATAAATGATCCCAGCGTGACCCTCGGCGGGGTCGGCATACGACACGATCAACTTAAGTTCTGGGATGCGACGCCGCAGCAGCTTGATTGCGATCGAGACAATACGGCTAACTGGCGTCTGGTGTTCTCTAAGGGCGACACGAGCCAGCGCGCACACTTGAGCCTTTGAGACGTCATATCGTTCGTATCCTGAGGAACGCGGTCCATTCGTGAAAATTACGCAGCCGATGAATCGACACCCTTCCCATACGCCAATACGTGCGCGTGCTGCTTCGGGGCACGTCCCGCTGTAATGCCACTTGCGGCAAGCTTCGCGTGCTTGCTCAAGAGTGCAGTCGCCGAGGTAGAGCTTGACCGTGCTCATGGGATGATGATCGGCCCGTTCTACTTGGCTTCGACGTTGGCCCTGGCCTCGGTGAGCAGCTCGGCCAGAGCTGCCGGCAATACTTCGTCGCTCACCTCATCGATGGGCTTGGGCCTGATCTTGTCTATCGTCTCGTCGAACTTGACCAGCAATTCCTCCGCCTTCTCAAGCGTGAGATCGCATGGGATCTGAATCGGCCCCACCTTGAGCGCGAAGCAAACCATCGGCGGATCTTCAGAAACTCCGATCGCGTACTGCGTGGGGTTGCTCTGTTGGAGCATCGGCACGAGCTGGTCAAGGGTGATCTGCCCTGACTGTTGCGGCTGCGCTTGCGGCGGCGGCGGTGTATTCTCGTGGGCGGCGATGGCTTGTCGTAGGCGGCTTAAACGGCTCATGAGTGGTGCAGGACTCCTCACTCGAAGGCGAAGGATTGAATCAGAGCGTCAAATCTGTCAGGGCTGCGTCCTAGCTCGATCGCGTGGTCCTCTTTCAGCATTAGGCGCACCTGGTTCCCGACGAGGTCATACGTGACCTTTTCCAGCTCTTCCCGCAGTTGCGGCCAGTGCGGGCCAGGTGGGATGTGGAACGGGAGCTGCCTCGACGCCTTAGGAAACCGCGGGTCAATCGACCAATCGGGGTTTAACCTCGTCCGTAGCTTCCATGCCGCTTCCGAGCGAAGGTTGGTGAACTCTCGTGGGTTCTGTGCTCTTCCCGCGCCGGCGTAGCCGATGGCCTCGGTGATTCCGTGGCGGGCGAGGTGGTGGCGCAGATCGCGGCCGACTCCAACGCGGTCGTAGCTGATTCGCTTGTGGGGGACGGCCCACTTGACGGAGGCTCGCGCGATTCTTTCAGCGATCTCAGGCAAGCCAAGAGAATTGCCGGCGTCGATTTGTTGGACGCCAAGGTCATCGCGAACAATGATGCAGTAGTCATCTCTGCCTACACCCTCTGATATGTCGGAAGCGATTCGCCGCGTGTTGTTGACTCGATCAAATGGCCCGATCGCTGGCCGCTCGCACGCCGCCGCACGGTCGATCCAGGAAATTGGAATAAGCCGACCCGATGACTCGGTGGGTACCACGGCGTCGATGTGACAGCGGACCCAAAACGAGTCTTTGCCGTACTTGGCATAGCTGGCCTCAATGAATGTCCTGTCGGCAAGGCCCCAGGGGCTTTTCTCCAAGTGCGCGTGCGGGCTCGCCGTGCTGGGTATGCGCACGGCGTTCGTCGCCATTTCGCGCGGCACGCCGTTTTCCTTGTCGCGCCGGGCCTTCTCGATCATCCGCACGAAGCCGCCCTCAGCGCGAAGCGGGTTGCCGATGGCCAGCAGCCGCGTATAACCGAGGGAGTCGATCGCCTCCCAAATCTCGTCTTCGACGCCCGACGCCTCTTCGACGATCACGAGAAGATTCGCGTTGTGCTGGCCCGATGCTCGCTCTACCGAGGTCGTACTGTAGCCCAGTGCTCCCCAGTCACCTCGAACGGTTAGTCTCAGGGGCGAGCATCTGATGCCCTGCGAGACCGTGAGACCGAGCGGAATCTTGGCCTTATTGCAGGCTAAGCGGACTTCCTTCCAGGTGATCGAGCCAAGGACGTTTTGCGTCGGGCCGGTGACGATAACCAAACTGTCGGATCGCGTGAGTAGCCACCACGGAACCAGGCGACCAACCAGCCTGTCCTTACCGGTGATATTGCCGGTGTAGGCTGCCGTGTCGCGGTAATGGACGACCGAATCCGCGATCTCGCGCTGGCCTTGCCAGAACGTGCAATCGCCGATGAACGCGCTGTTGAACAGGTCGGGGTCGTCGTGGCACGCCGCCAGCAGATCAGTGAGTCGATCTCGATCAGTGGGCGGAGCAATGGTCAGCGCTCTTTCTTCCGCTGCTCTGCCCGCGCTTCGGCTTCCGCCACCAGGTCGGCGAGCTTGAATTCATCGGGCTTGCCTTCGATTTTGCGCTTGATGAGGTCCAGGAATCGCTTTCTCAGGGCTCGCTCGGGCCGGTTCCACAAGCCGTGGTATTTACCGATGAGCTGCAAGGGTTTGAATGGGTCATAGAGCAAGGGATCGCTTCGGGCGAGGTCGGACACCCGTTGCAGGATTTCGTCGGGGGGCATGGCCCCGCGTTTGAGGTCCCGCTTGATGGCTGCGCGGATGCTAGGTTTTGCAAGGTTTTCCGCGCCAACCACGCCGAGCGTCTTGGCGTTGCCGGAGTATCGAGCCCGCCGCGCAGCGTCGGTTGCGTTGCCCTGGCTTGGTCCGAGATAGGCTTCGACGAATCGCTGCTGTTTGAGGGTGAGCGGACGCACATAGGCTCAAGCCGGGGGGCCGCTGACGACCAGCATCTGCGAGGTGTACGCTTTCCGCTCGATCGTCTGAGCGGGGAACGTGGAAGTGATCTTGCTCACGACCCGGCCATCGGTGAGGGTCTTGCAGCTCTCCGGGCCGAGCCAGGTCAGGAGGTACGCCTTGGTGTCGTCCTTGACGCGCTCGGCCGCCTTAATCGTAGCCTTAGCCGAGAGATAGGCGTTGACCTGCTCGGTCACTTCATCGGGCGGGATTGGTTTCGGGGCCGTCTTGCGGCCAGCATGTTTCGCGGCGGTCGACATGAGGTTCCTCACGAGGGACTTCGGATGGCTAACGCAGTCTTCGGCTCGAGGCCGAAACGTTTGGTGGTTCGGCCTTCCCAGTTGGCGCCCATCCGGGCGGCTTCGCTTTCGAGATGAAGGACGATGACTTCAGGTAAGAGCTGGCGCTGACGGCGATCCCATTGGAGAGCGAATTGCACGTCGGCGCGGGCGGCATCCCCGTGATGGTAGGGGTAACGGCGCAGGTGCCGGCCGCCGTCGTTCGCGGCGGAGCCATGCCAGAGCTGAAAACAACCGATCGGCACATAGCCGTGTAGGCTCGATACCCATCGACTACCGACCCTGAGTTGCGGGTGGAACCAGTGCCCCGTCTCGTGGGAATGGTTGTCCCAGCCGCCGCCCGCTTTCAATCGCTGCCAGGCGTCCCAGCCGATGACGTCGGAGCGATCTGCACCATAAATGACAGCAGGATCAAGATGAGCCCACTCGACCATCCGGCGAAACTGGCGGGGCAACACGATGTCGGCATCAAGGTGCAAGATCCAATCCGAGCCGCTGATCTGATCGAGCGCCCGCTGAATCAGGCGGGCCTTGTTGAACGGGCCGCCGCGCCGGTGATCCTCGGAGAGCAGATGGTGGACGTTTTGCCGCCGACAGACCGCGCGTGTCTCGTCATCCTCGGGTGACGTGATCACGACCAGGTCGTCGAGGAGCGGGAGATTCTCGGCCAGCGTTGCCGCCAGGAAATCCCCGTACCCCACGCAGACCGTAACGGCTTCGATGCGCACTAGGAGTGACCGAGAAGCTGGCGCACGACTCGCAGGAGGTACTCGGAGCCGACGTCGGATTCGGCGTCGATCGTCAATTGCGGGAGGTAGCGCTCGATGACGTCACGCACGGGAGGCCAGCACGGATCGCTGCG